GCAAAACAAAACAATGAATGCAGAGACTGCAGGCAATGCTGGGATGCCACAATTAAAACAGTTTCATATGGTAAACACTAATATGTTTTATCATCCAAAATATTATAAAGAATTACGCAAGCGTAATAAGCTGGCAGAATCCCGCCAACCAGTAGTGGGCGGCCAGCAACAATCGGATCAGGTCATTAGCGGAGCGAACGCGACGGCGAAAGTGGAGCGTGCACCTGGTCCGGGCCTAAAGCATCAAGCTGCAAGCGCCAAGCTCCAAGCATCAAGCGCCAAGCTTATCAAAAAATAATTTACAAGCCTCAAGCCCCAAGCAACAAGCTTCAAGCTCCAAGCCACAAGCTGCAAGCTCTTGGACCTTGGACCCTGGAAAAAGTTTCACGGTCCTTTGATCAAGGGCCTCTACTAAGATAAAACTATTCTTGGGATGCTTAACATGGAAGCTAATTTGATGTGGAGATAGGCGTACCTTGTTACTCTTCGTAACTTTAAGTTCTACAGTGAAAAAGTGGCCAGAATTATTATAGCCCAATAGATCGGGAGTACCAAGTAAGCTAAAGTTTTCAATCCGAATCCATGAAATATTGTCGATAGAATTCTTAACTTTTTGATATAATTTACGCTCTGGTCCCATGTATTTTTAGGGGTAACATTGTCATTCATTTAATAGTCCTTTGCTAGTTTATCTGGCAAGATAATACTAGAAGGCTTCTGTGTTTTAAGAACTAATCTGTGAGCAGAGTGTCCTTTGAATCCTGGAATAGGTTGTGAGTTCTCGTGTACTTCCATTCTTCTTATGTCGTACAAAGTTCCGTTTACTTCACAAAATAAAACTGCATTCTTGATAGCGTCGGAGCCGGTCGTGAACTGCGCAAGAAATTCTTGTAGATCTTTTACTCTCATGATCCTTTTTTTCTTAGCTTGTCTGTTAATTCCTCTATCACTTTTTTATAACCTTGCAATAGATTTTTATCTTTTATATTCTCAGATTCTAATTCTTGTAAACGTATACGCAAATCACTATTAAGCTGTCGGTGGGTTTCATTGATAGTTTCTAAATCTTTGATTCTTTCAGATAAATCTTTCATATTGACTTTATAGGATAGTTACCCTAAATTGTCAACCATGGGTTTACCAAAGAGATTAACAGAAATGCAAATGAGATTCGCCGAGTTTTTAGTATTCGGTGATGAGACAGGACCATTGACTCAAAAAGAAGCTGCGATCAAAGCAGGGTATTCACCTAACAGAGCAAGACAAGAAGGGTCCGAACTATGTAATCCTAGACTATCACCACTCGTTGTTAAATACATAGGTGAGTTGAGAGAAGAGAGATTAAGAAAACATGAAGTGACTTATGAAGGCCACGTTGCAGAACTTGCTAGACTTCGTGAAGCTGCGTTGAAGAAAGGATCTTTCTCTTCTGCTGTAAATGCTGAAGCGAACAGAGGCAAGGCAGCAGGACTATACATAGACAGAAAAATAATAAAAACTGGGAAATTAGAAGACATGTCAGAACAAGAACTAGAAGCAAGAATGAAACAAATCTTAGACGACTACGCACCTCTTTTAAATGTGACTCCATCTAAAGTTTCTGAATCTTCTTTACCCACTGACGAGGAATCATCGTCCGATCCCCAAAAGTAATTCCATCTTCATCTTTATCGTAAGACGCAAATAGTTTTATAGACTTATCATCTTTGGAATATAACCAACCTTCATTGACTGGTCTTGCTAACTTCATCTTATCAAACTCTTTGTCTGTAGCCCAGCCAGAGTCACTGACACAATCAATCCACTCCACTCTGACTCTCGGATAAGGTATCTCGGGAGCACTTTCAGTTGCAATTCTTTTTCGTCTTTTCCTAGGCATAATCTCTTCTATCACATTTACATAAGGGATCTAGAAAGTTTTAAACTAACGAGACAAAACTGAAACCTTTCGCGGAAGGCCTTTTTGTATATACCCATAGGTGGACATTATTTTCTGTCCACCTAAACAAAAAGTGTCCCTAAAAGTGTCCACCCTAAAGCTAGTAATACCAACACTTTTAAGCCAAAAGTACAAAAGTACACTTTTTTTTGCTGATTTTTTTTCTAAAAAATTTTTAAAACTTTTCAGATCCCTTATAGTATGTTCTTTGCCTCTTTTTGGCCATAATGTAGCTCCATTACTGCCATCTTTTCTTCGGCCTGGGCTATTTTTTCAAGTAATTTGTCTATCTCACCTGTAATATCCGGGTGTTCGGGTATGATTAGTTCTTGCTCACTATAACATTTGATCTTGTACTTTGCGTCCTCTATCTCTGCATTGTATCTGTAGTTTAGAACCTTTCTAATGTTGTCGTTCATTTCCACCTCCTCATTATAACAGTCCCATCTTTCTTTTTGTATATCTTCCATGACTTTTTGCCATCAAAATAATATCCATCTAGTGTCATTTAAAGTCCTCCTCTTTCATTTTTACATTTGCTTGTTCTTTCTCGTCGTGTTTTAGGTCATAATACATGTCCAATCTTTTCAAAAACTCATGTTTATAGCGCCTTAATTCAGCACCTTCGACAACAAATTCTTGATAATATAGGTCAGGAGTACACATCATTATGACTCCTTGTTCTATCTTTGAGTTATGGACGTAGTCATGAGCCATTGCATAAGCTGCAATCTGTAAAAAATAATCTCCAACCCATTCTCTTTGCTTTGGTCTATTTGATTGTTTGAAGTCAACAACAGTCTCTTTGCCATTGTGAGAACAAATTAAATCTGTTGAGCCCGCATAGAGCCCTGGATAGTATAACGTGACCTCTGAGCCGTAATATTCATTGACCGGCGTTAAACCTATGTCTATGACCTTGGAAGCCATCTTTTTAGCTACCTTTCCTAATTCTGTAAGATCATCATAACCTTCACCCAATACATATTTCTCTAAAAATTTATGCATCGCAGTACCACGATTACTAGATAGATTCTTAATCTCTTCCGCCTTCTTTTCACCAACTTTGGCTTTCCATTCTTTCAAGAATGTCTGGTCCTTGGTCCGTGATAAAATAGTCGTGACTGATGGTAATCTGTGTCCGGCTACATCATAGGTCCGTGTTCCATGGTCATCGCTCCTTGTACCATCGATGTATGTATATTTACTATTATGTTTTATTTTCTTACCTATGTTATGATACTCTTGAATATCTTCTTCATTCATCATTTTTTCTTTCTTCTCTTTCTTAATAATTTTACTCTAGTATGCCAGCACCACTCACTCATCTTAATAATATAAGTTTCAACAGCCGATATACAATCGTCCAGGAATCCACAAAATTTATATATCAATCTATCAATCATAATTTATTTTTTAATTCTTTTAAATATTTTTCATCGTCTTCGTGTAATGGTATATCTCTCTCGGGCATGTCTTCATAGAACTCTAGATGTTCATCTTTCTTTTCTTTTTTTCCAAATATCTCACCCCATCTTTTACGATAGGTATCGTTCGAAACCCTTGATTTTCCGTCCCATTTTGGCTTTTTATCTTTAGACATATTTTTCTAAAAACTCCTTAACTCTACATACTCGTTCATATAATTCTCTATAAGTTAACTCACCTTTCATAGCATTAGCATATCTTTCAGCAAAAGAAAAGTTACTTGGATGATTGTTAGTTCTATCACTATCTCTATGATCTACTTCAGTATAATTACTTTTAGCATTTATAACATTTCCAGTGATAGCTGATCGTGTATGTGGAGACATGATGGGTGTACCATCCGCATAAAAATCCCATTCTTTAGTATGTGGATGTAGTGATTGTACTGGTGTCTTCTCGTTAACTTCTATTCCAGGCCAGATCTCATTCAAACAATCTTTGACCGCGATTCCTTTGTGTTGTAGTTTTTCTTTATTTGACATGTATGTTTCTCCTTCTGGATACCGCTTACAACCATATAGAAAAGCTCTACCTTTCTTACGTAATAAAGTTGTAAACGTTTCCTCTTTTATTTGTTTTTTTCCTCTAGGTCTAAATAGATAGGCCCATACTTTGTGCCATTTAGTTCTACCAGAGTTTTCGTTTATTCTTTGTATAGCTCGTTCAGGATCTTTGTAATAACTTACCATCCCAAGAGAACAGCCGGCTAGTTTAGCTATCTCTCTGTATTTAAGAGTAGGTTTACCATCGACAAAATATTTTAAAACTTTAGTTCTAAAATCTTTTTCTTTTGAAAAATTACTTTGAGCCATTTGTAAATACCCATTTTACTACTGATGTTGCTGGATCAAACCCATCGAACTTTAGATTTTTAGTGCAACTGGTAAGAACCACCATCATCAATAAGACCATCATTACTCGTCTCATATAACTCCCCTTCCGAGTCACAGTCCCAACATTGGTGAACTGTGTCTTCTTCCATTAGACTAGCTACTTTTACAAAGCCATTACCTTTACAGGTAGGGCAAATGTATTTTGTTACTCTAGCTTTTTTTAACTTTGCCATTTAATTTCTTCGCTTTCTCGTTTGCTATTGCTTCAATTGTTTTAGCTACACTTAATTTTGCGTCGGGCAATATTACCTTCGACAATGCTTCTAAAACCTTGTATGTTTCTTTTGATAGAGAAACATTCTTATACTTACTCATGTCTGTCATAAGTTTTTTCCTTTCATATTTATAACCCATATATAGGTGATAATATAGGATTGTCAATGAAAATATTGTTAAGTTTAGTTATTTGTTCACAAGTTGCAGGATCTTGCCTGGAGCCATACGAATGGCCGGAAAGATTTAATACTCAATATGATTGTTTAATGTTTGGTTATGAGCAGTCTACTATAAAAATGAGAGAGATAGGTCCAGTAGAAGTTAACAAATATAATATGTTTATAAAATTTTATTGCACTCCAGAGAATACAATTTGACATCGTTGATTTAAAGTGGTAACGGTAAGACTCTTCTCACCATTACCTACCCTTATTCTTTCCCTCTTTTAGGGTAGGTGTTTTTATTCATATCAAACCCTGTAATTTCCGTGCACGTACTTTTACAGGGCCAAAGGCTCCACACCTCCACGGTACTTGCCGCTTCATAGGTTGCCGTACAGAGGCTAGCGCGAGGCTTTACTTGGACGGAGGTCCTTTTCATACCTTTAAATTTTTTCTTTATCCCACATCAATAACAGTAGGACAGCTAGTAGTATCGGTAGACTACTTACAAATACAGCCAATAAGATCGCCACTACCATCTTTCATTACATGAACATTGAACGGTGGTTCATGATACGTTGTTAAATGCAAACGTAATATATCACAAAGATCAAAACAATTTACTTTGTCTAATAATGATATACCCGCCGTCATCTCCTTTGTGACAGTTACTAACTGATATAACCCGTCGTTTAGAAGTATTAAGTCCATTATTTGCTGCTTTGTTTATTTGTTTTAGCAAGTTGTTCATTGGTCCTTGTTCCGTGAAACAATACCGCTTTCAATCCTGGTGCTTTTATCTCTACATCTACACCATATGAACGCCATTGTCGTTTCATGATATTTAGTTCAAGCAAAAAGGTAGACCACTGTTTTTGTGAGATACCTTTAGGCCTGATAGTTATTATTTTTTCTTTACTCATCTTAATCTTTCTATATCTAAGCTAAATGTATGACTGATACAATGTTGTGTCAACATACTTTCAGTAAACTTTTCTTTAGTATTTATATCTACTTTAGGCCATTTACTATCTCCAGACCATGCCATACCACCATATAAACCTGCATCTAATAATGCCTGTCTATATATCTTCCATCTTTTCCAAGATGAATCGATAGCTTTCTGACGTTTAGGAGTCATACGTTTAGGCTTACGCCATCTTGTATGCTTCATCATTATCTCGTACGCTTTTTCAGTACAATCTAGTTTATTTGCCATTATTTTAACCCCAATCCTCTAACTTCATCTAATAAATAAATGTCGTCAGCTAAACCTAATACGGTTGGTTCATCAAGATTATGTTCAGATAATTGTTCTTTAATTTCATGTTTAAGAAAACATCTATCTGT